TTCTTTTTCTTACTAGAGAAGAATGCTTTTTGTTTTGCTCCTTCACCTAATGGATCAGAGTTTTGTACGTTTGAACAAAGAAGTCCAGCAGTTCCATGAACTGTGACTTGATAGCTATTAAGTGCCATAATAAAAGTTTCCTTAACGGAGTGAATGTGTAAATCCTTAACGGACTTTTTTATATTAAGCATATATTATTTATATGTCAAATATATATTATATATGTTACAAAATGAGAATATTTGATATAATGAATTTGGCTGTGAGATTTAGCCTAAAGTAGATAGATTACTTGGAAGGGGTCTATCTACTTTATAATTATTTTGGTGGACAACTTAAGCCCGTGGGTTGTCTACTACTATAAATGATGTTAATGTGATATATAAGCAACCAGACCCATTATCAAATCGTTAAATCGGTCACTGCTCTGTTGGAGCGTCAGTTGCTTATTTTAGGCATACCTCGAAATCTTACGGGATTAGACTGTCACTGCCTACTTTAATTTGTGAGTATGTGGGATAACTTGATTTGGTGGAATATTAACAACAATATCTTCACAGGTAACAGCACTAGGAGTATTAGGTTTGAATGTAGCTCCAAGTTTTGCTTGTTCCGAGCATATTTTTAAACGATATAAACTAACTTCCATAGCTAATTTTTTATACAGCAATTCTTGATTTTTTATATTCACTTCAGTTGCTCTATGACAAAGAGCAGGTGACTTGCCTAATGGAATATTAAACTGCATACTGATTCCATAATTAAGATTATAATTATCCTTTTCAAACCTTGGAGTCTCTTGAATATACTTTACCTCTCCAGTATCTTCGTCATATATATTTTGCCTAGTAACGTATTCTATTGGCCTGTTAAATGACCAACTATCTGTTAAATATGGAGTAATTGTAAGACTAGGAGAAGCACAAACTATACCCTGACTCATTCTGTAAGATGGCATAGCTGACGGAGTTATCATCGTTGCATTATTGTTAACTACCCCACTAGCTTGGCTCTGCGGAGAAGCTACTGTTGTGTTAGCCAAAACCTTTGCAGGACAAAGGATTATAGCTATTGCCCAAAGGTAGTTGTAGTTTCTGTTGTGGTACTTGTATTGATTTGCCTTGTTATTGTGGTTACTGTATCTAACCCTGGTGTGATTAGAGTTTCTTGGATCGAGAAAGCTGCTCCGTTGTTTACGATAGACCATTGAGGTATAGCTTCTAAGTTTGGCGAAGTCCAACTAAAATTTACTCCCCCAACTGTTTGGTTGTTCGTAGTCGTAGGAGTAGGGTTGATATATCCTGTTTCAGATTTGATATTATGTCCTGATGCTGAGTATGTGTAACCTGTGCGGTATTGGTGGCTTGTGATGACTTCATTTACTACTTGTTCTGATGTGCTTGAAGTTTGAGAAGAGCCAGAACGAAATTGAGGCACTACGGGAACAGCAAGTGTTCTTATGGGTAATGCTAATAAAACCAGTAACCAAAGTCTAGTCAATCGTAATAGTAACCTTAGTAGATCCAATACAGCTAGTACCACTTCCTCCAGCCGTGCAAGTATGAATACCTGAACTTAATGAAGTAAGAGCAAGGTTTCCTGCTGTACCACCCGAAGCTACAGTTGTCGTTCCACCTAATACTGGTAATGCTGCGATCCCTGCACTTGGAGTCACAGCAGATGGGGTAGCATCTCCCATTATTACCGACTCAGTTTTTGAAAACGAAGATCCTGCCGTTGTAATACTTGTATCTGTCTGAATCATAGCTGGTACTCCATTAGTCAAAGAACCAACATTGATCCCACCGATCTTTCCTGATGTTGTGGTATCTCCTACAGTTACAGATGGGGTAATATTATTTCCGCTTAAAGAATAGGTTGTACCAACTTTTTGTGTAGTTACGAAGGGCATATCTACAGTGATCTGAGCAGATGTCACAAATTCTTGTTGGATGTCTGCTAGTACAGGACTAGATGCCAATAATAATAATGGAAGTAGCTTTTTCATTTTTTAGGTTTAGGGTCGATTACTTCAGCACCTTCTATTTTAATAGGTGTTATTACCCTTATAGTCTGAACCATACCATCTCCCATTGCAACTTTATCGTCTTTCTTACTACTTTTCTTTGATCCCTCTAGACCGAATGTTGCCAGTGCTCCCGTTAAAAGCGAAGCAGGAAAAGTGATGTCTTTAGGTTCTGAACTATAACCTGGAATTGAAATGTAGTTAAGTGTGACTATAAATCCACTCCAAACAACAACACCTAATCTGACAAACAAGCTTATAATAGCCAGTTGTTCTTCTTTGTCATCTAAACCTTCCTTAAGTTTTTGGAAAGCATTTTTCTTTTTCTCTTCAACCATAAAAGTAAAGATTCTTGTCTAATACTAGCAAGTTAGCTATGTTTGGAAAGTAACATATAAAAATGATGGTAAAAATTCTAAAACCTATTCTTCTACTTTTTATTAAATCAAAAGCAATGAAGAGGTTGATAGTGGATCTGTTAAAGGCAATAGCCAAACAAACGGACAATAGTATAGATGACCAAGCAGTGGATTTTATTGAAGCCAGAATGTTTCCAGGTTCTACCACTAATCTTCAATGAAAATAACTAAATTTCTCAACATAAACATTGAGCCAGCACCTCCAGAAATGGAATTAGAAGTTGAATTGGAATGTAGAGAAATTATGAAAGCTAATAACTTAGATAATTTAAAAAGATATTGTACACATCTAGTTAGAAAGAAATTTGATCAAGATATATTTATGGCATCTATGCTTAATAGATTAATAGAACTTGAAGCTAATAATGTTGTAAAAGAATTGCGACAAAGAAAACAAACTAATCCTATTAAGAAATTTTTTCGTATTCCATAATCTCTTCATCTGTAAAATCTTTAATCAATAATTTATCTATCTTGTCAATCTCATAATTGAATTTGAGCACAGCAGTTCTTATATGTTCTGTAACCCAACGACCTTCATCATAAATGACTTGTGCTTTGCCATTATCCTTTATAAAAACATAATGATCCTGTCCTTTCATTTGAATTTCTAAAAAGTTTTTTTCTAGATTCTTACGTCTTATTTCTTTTAGTTTGCGTAACTTAGCTATAGATTTTCTAACTGGTGTCATTTTTTATAGTCTGAAGGAGGAGGTGTAAGCCAGTAGCGTACACCATTTACTATTTTAAAGTGAATATTTAGATTAGGATCTTTAACTAAATATTCATCTTTACATTTAGAAGGGAAGTTCTTCATTTACTCCTGTGTCAATCTTCTGTGGATTAATGTTGCCAAATACTCCGTATGGTCCATCCATCGCTTTAGAGTAGATTTGTACACATTGAGTTTTAACTTTTTCTTTTTTAGCAAAGTCATATACTTCTCCTTCTTTTGCTTTTGTATTTACAAGGTTCTGTAAATGATCTATCAAATGAGTAACAGAGTCAACAGGAATTGTTAAACTCAAGACTTGTTGTCCTTCGTTAAAACGATCATCCCCTATATTCCATTTAATTGGTAATGGAAGTGCTGGATTAAAATCAGCCATAATTAAAAAAATCTTTGAGTAAGTTGTTTAAAAATTTGTTAGTTGAGAGATTGTTCGACTTGCAATACTCTCGAAGTTTAGAAGCAAGATCATCATTTGTACGCACCCCAAATACGTTTCTGTTCCAATCTTTCTTACGTTCTGCTCGTCTTTCTTCAAGTTGTTTCATGATTAAGTGACCAGAGAACTCAGCTTCTTCTGTTGTCATGCAGTTCCATTAACCTTTGATATAGCATGACTTAGAAATTCGCCATGTCTAGCTTCTGTAATGAAACCACTTAATTTAGGAACATTGAACTCTTTTTTAAATGCTTCTGAGATTTTCTTAGTTGCATCTGGATCTGTTTCACTTAGTTCCTTAAGTTCAATCATGATAGATTGTTTTGCCTCTTTAGAAATGGGGTCAGGCAATCCTTGTAACACAGAAGTTGGTTCTGGTTTTTCATTTGGTTTTGTACGAGTATTACCTACACCAACTTTTGGTGGTGGTGTTTTCGTTAATGAATTACCATCATCATCATCATTAGCTAATCCGTAAACAGAAAGTAATCCATATCTACGAGCATAAGTCTGGGCAGAGCCAGCTTCCTGATGTGCATTTTTTACGTTACTTGGAATCTTTGGAACAGGAAATCTACTGACTAAAGGTTCATCTCCAGAAACGTGCATTAATTTTGTAATGACTATTGTAATAACTTCTCCATCTGGAGTAATTACATAATCATTCAATTGTGTATGACAAAGACCAAACTCTGTAGCTGGTTGAACAGCTAACAATGCTTGAGCCAATGTTGTGTATTTACTTTTATAAAATGGATTGCTTCCATCTAAACCAGCAGCATGATGTTTCTGCTGGAAAGCATTAAGTGCTTCAACTAGTGTCGAAGGCTGTTTAGTGGCCATTAGTAAAAATAGTTTACTTGATTTTTATATTACACTTATATAATGTTTACTGCAAGGCAGCCTGTAATAAAGTGTTGAATTGTTCTGGAGTCAAGACCATTCTCCATTGTCCTCCTCTGAACCTAACCATGCTCGCAACAAAGTCTACACCTGCATTTTGCCTTTGTGTTTCCACCTCCCTGGGTTTTACTAAACAAGCTTTGGATTTATCTTTGTAGTCTGCCACCTGTATTACGCAGTTTGGTATGCCATAAATATCTCCAACATCATCTGGTATTCCTGCTGCTAAGTTTCGTTTGCATTCAAAACCAGTAACTTCTGTTAGTAATTCTGCTGCTTCTCTTTCAGCTTTATCTCCTTTTCGTTTGTTTGGATTAGTCATCCCTGTAGCTCTCGAATACGTCTTTGAATGTCATCAAATTGTACACAATATTCTTTATCTGATATTTCTCTTTGAAACCATTGCCATTCAAGTGTTGCAATTTCATTTTGTAATTTTGTAATTAAATATTTTTTTCTTCGATCAAGTTCACGATAAAGACATTTCACTTTTTAAGAATCCACTTTTTATTTATTTTAGATTGTAATTGTAATCTTTTCTGTTCTGTTATAGATAAGAAACAATCATCTAATTCACTAATCAAAGGACTAAAGTCTGCCTGTTGTGATATTGCCAATGATCTTGAAAAATTTACAAGAGATGCCCGAATAAGTTTTAGCTCTTGGCCTGACACATTAAGTATGTAATCCATTTATGCTTTTCCTAAATAATCGTATAGTGCTTGATTGAATTTTACCCATCCTTTTTTAACAGCAGGTAAATAAAATGACTTCATGTATGCTTTTCTAAATGTTGGAAGTTTTTTTTCTAATTTAAATTGTTCTATACAGATTGGCACAGAACAAACTGCTTTTGGTTTCTTTCTTGTTTTAGGTAAAGAATCTATGTAATCATAGTCTCTCCAATAAGAATATCTTGTTAAATGAATATTTTTACTAGGAAAAAAGTAAGGTAGATTTTTTATATCTCTGATTGTTATTTTCATTAGAACAACTCCTGTTCTGCTTCAAACTTTTTCCATGCCTTCTGCCATGCAGCTTCGCATCTTTCTGTGGGTTGATCAATGTTCATAATACATCTACCTTCAAATGCCCAAATCGTATTACATACATCTGGCCTGAGATCATAATTTAGTTCCAACATTTCAACGTAGCAACCAAGTTGTTTATCAGTTGAGTAAGGTTCTTTCCAATACATATCAAGATCCTCGATATATAACAAACCTTCTTTCTTTCTCTTTCGCATGAAATAATTACAACTACTTTTTGTTTTTAAGTCAATCAATCTTATCTGATTAGTTTTAGTATCTCGACCAAGCAAATCAAGTTGACCACCAACTGATTTATCTGGGATAGCCATCATATGTTCAACTGCCATTGGTTCAAAATGTGTGAACAATTCATGTTGAAGTAAAGGTTCAACCCATGCACCATACTCCTCTGGATCAATTTTGCCATTACCTAGCATATGTTCAGCTAGACACTCATGACACTTCTCTCCTCTGGGTTGCCATTGTGATCTCCATTTCTCGATGTTTTCTTTATCTTCTTCTGTCAGTTCACTACACACTTCGGTAGTTGAATAGGACATCCATTGTTTAGTTTCGATATTTACATATCTATGTGTGTTCTCATCTCTTTTGATGGGAAGTGGTTTTAGTAGTTGGAAGGTTTTCATTGTTAGAAATCTAAAGTTGGAAGGTCTTTTGGATCAGTAAATTCTACTTTCTCCTCTTTTGGTTTTGGTGTCTTCACCCTAGCAAGGTTTTTATATTTGACACCTTGGTAACCCTGCGGAAACGCTTTGTTACCTTTAGTGTTGTTGACACATTCTGTCCATCCTGGGGGTGGCTTGTCTAGATCTTCTAAAGTCCAGTAGCCTTTCTTAATACCATCTCTAAGTAAAGCTAAAACTGAAGCATCAAATAGTTTTTGCATTATCTTTCCCCCAAGTAGTTATATAATTCTTGATTGAAATCTATAAGTTCTTTTCTAACCATAGGCAGATAATGAATTTTCATGAATGCTTTTTTACGTCTTGATAACTTACCATCTGATAAATAATCATTCATTACAGAATAAACTGTCCATTCACCTTGTCTTTCGGTAGTTCCTGCACCATTGTTAATCATTATTCAAACCCTCTTTCTGCTGTAAATACTCTTGATGCTGGATGATTATTTTTTGGTTCTTCTGGTTTATAACCCTTCTTAACTTCGTAAATGTCTTTCCAGCCAGCCGTAATTGCCTTTTCAAGAGCTTCTTTTCTATCTTGTGATGGAAATGACCTGAGTTTATCAAAGAT